CTACTACAGATCAGACATCGTAGAGGATAGAGTTGCAGATTCTATATTCAATGCAAACTCTAAATTAAGAGCAGTACTAGAGCTGAATTACAAAAGATTTAAAAGTGGTTATATAGTTCTTAATGGTGTTAAGCTCAAGAATAACCAACCTGATAGTTACAATATTACATTCTTTGGAGAAACAGTAACACTTAAAGACAAACTAAAAGATAGAAGATTATCTAGTTTGGACTTTTCACAGTTTGACCACGCATACGATGTATCAAACGTAAGACAAGGAGTACAAACATTTGTAACGGCTTTAAGTGGTGGTACAACAAGCACGGCTCACGTTATATATCCAATCATATCACATACACAAAGATTTATTTACAATAGTGGTGCAAGTGGTGTACTGACAAGTCAAGACAGGTCAAGCACAACAAGAAACTTATATTATGATACATCTAGTCCTAGTCAATCTGATAGTACTGGCAGATTAGGAAGCACAAAAGGTTTTGTATTTACAGACCTAAAACCTGCATTAAGAGTAATAGATATTATAAGAGTTATAGAACAAGACAATGATATTCAATTACAATTTAGTGATGACTTTTTTCAAGAGACAGGACTATTTGCTGACCTATATATGTGGTTACATAGAAACAAAGGAGAAATAGGTATAACAGAAAGTAATGAAAGTGATGTAAATAAAATAATCATAAATAAAATACAGAGCTTTACAGGAGATACTACAAATTTCTTTAGTGATGGTCAGTTTGATTTTGTGCCTGTATTTGATGGTGGTATATTTAGATTTGTTGTAGGTACAGGATTAAACAGTCTAATACAATCTGAAACAATGCAGATAATATGGACTATCACACCTTCTGTATCTAGTAAGAAGTTTACTGCTAAATTAAGAAAAGCAGATACAGGAGAAATAGTAGCAGAACAACCATATACACAAACAGGGAGTGTAACACTTAACAGAACATTTGCAAATGCTTTCAATGGAACTTTTGAACAACAAAACATACAATTTGTTATAGAGACTACAGAGACAAGTTTGAACTTAACATACTCTCTACAATTTGTTAGAGTATCGGAATCAGAAGATTCAAGTGAGGATTTTTCTGCAACGATCACGGCAGGTATTGTAGAACCTGACAGTTTAGTAGAGACAATCAATGTTCAAGACAATATACCAGACATAGGCATACTAGAGTTTTTAACAGGTATATTTAAAACATTTAATCTAACTGCGTTTATTGAGGATGATCCAAGTAATGATGACTTTGGTAAAGTAGTTGTAAAGACACTAGATAGTTTTTACGCAGGTGGTTCAAGTAGAGACATCACAGAGTTTGTAGATACAAGTGAAGGAGAAAGCAACTTTAGTGTACCATTCAATGATATACAATTTAAGTTTGCTGATCCAAAGACATTCGGTGCTTTCTTTTTTGAGAAACTAAACAACAGACAGTTAGGAAGTGTAAAAGCAAGTTCAACATCAGGTAGTGGTAGAGACCCAAGACTAAACAGGGGGCAAGACTACAGGGTACAATTACCATTTGAAAAAATGTTCTTTGAAAAGCTCACAGATGGAAACGACAATAGTGATACGACAATAGGGTTTGGATATTTTGTAGATGATAACCAAGCACCTGTCATAAATAAACCTCTGATGTTTTTTAGAGCAAACACAACAGGTACAGCAATACAGATGCAAGATGGTGGTGGAACAGGATCGCCACTAAGTATTACTCAATATAACAGAGCAAGTAATTTTAGAGTAGGTACTCAAAGTGTTGTTATCGCAGTCAGCTCTGGAGAATCAAGTGCAGTAAGTTTTAGTTATGTTGTACCTACAACTTTCGCAACTGCAACAGTATCGGTAAGCCCAAACAGTTCAACAACAGTCAATCCATTGGTTACAGGAAGTCTTTTGAGAACATCTACAGTATCAAGTGAATCAAATGTTACAACTACTTTCACAACACTTACAACAGGCAACACTTTGAATTTTAGTACAGAAATAAATCCTTTTGTAGCAACAGTAGAGGACAATAATACATTATTCTTAAATTTCTATAGCAAGTATATAAGAGATGTATTTAGTTACAATAGAAGATTAGTAAAAGTAAATGCGATACTACCACAAAAGTTTTTGTTAAGGTATAAATTAAGTGATACAATAGTAGTTGGCAATACAGAGTTTTATATAAACAAAATCACAACAAACCTACAAACAGGTAAGAGTAGTTTAGAATTATTGACCAAAGTAAATACAATATCATAATGATACAGGGGATATTACAATTATTAGAGTTTGTAAATGGCGAAACCGAAAACATTAGGATTGCACAGGGGAAGTATGAATTACCAAAAACTTTTACAAAGACATTTAAACAAATTAAAAATGAAATAAAATGGCAAAAGAAGTAATAATAAATTTAGAAGCTAAAACAGATGAAGCCATAAAAGGTATTCAAGAAACAAAGAAAGAAATAAAAAATCTTAACAAAGAAGTTACAAAAGGCAATAAGAATACTGTATCAGGATTGAAAGATGTAGAAGCATCATCATCTGCAACGGCAGGGGGTGTAAAAAAAATAGGTGGTGCTTTCAAGGCATTGGGTATTGGTCTTATAATAGCAGCTTTTGCAAAATTCACAGAGGTACTTAATGAAAACCAGAAAGTAACAGACTTCTTTAACACAACATTTGAAGTTCTCTCTCTTGCTTTCAATGATTTTTTTAATTTTATTTTTGATAATGTAGGGGGTGTTGTAGATTCTTTTAAAAGTATATTTGATGACCCTGTTCAATCAATATTTGATTTTGGTAAAGCTATAAGAGACAATATTGTAGAAAGATTTACATCAATGCTTGAAGCAGTAGGTTTTGTGGGGGAAGCATTAGTTAAAGTATTTAAAGGAGATTTTGCAGGTGCAGCAGAGAGTGCAAAAAATGCAGGTAAAGAGTTATTTGATGTTGTTACTGGTGTTGATGATAGTTTTGATAAAACAGTAGAGACAGTCGGTAAGGTTGCAGAAGCAACAAAAAACTATGTAACAGAAACTATCAAAGCAGGTCAAGCAAATGTTGAACTTAATAAACAAGCAGAAATAGCAAGAGTTAAAAATCAAGGTCTTATAGAAGGTTTTGATTTACAAGCAGAGAAATTAAGACAAGTAAGAGATGAAGAAAGAAATACTGTTGAGGAAAGAATTAAAGCTAATGATGAATTAAAAGCAGTTCTTGAAGAACAAGAAAAATTAATGTTGGCGAATGCAGATGCTATACTTAAAGCAGCAGAGGAACAATTTAAAAAAAATGACAATGATGCAAACGCAATCGCTCTACAAGAAGCCAAAAACGAAAGGGCAGCAGTAGAAGCACAGATTGCTGGATTTATGAGTGAACAAAAATCAAATGACTTAGCACTTGACAGAGAACTTATAGAATTAACAAACTCCAAACTAGAATCAGAAGCAAATTTAGGAATTGAAAGAAAAAGAATCAATGCAAGTAAAATAGAGGATGATTTAAAAAGATTAGAAAGAGAAAAAGAAATTGATTTAGAAGAAGCAACGATACAGAGAAACAGATTACAAAGGATTGTTGATGAGGCAAACGAGGGAACACAAGCAAAGGTTGATGCTCAAATTGCTTTAGATGAATTTGAGGTTGAGATGTCGCAAAAAAAACTTGACAGAGATAAAGAAATATTAGATGCAGAAAAAGAAATTTCAGATGCAAAAATTAAAATTGCAGAAGAAGAACGAAATGCAAAGGAAACTGCACTTAATGGTTATGCATCAGCTTTAAGTAGTATATCAGGTATAATAGGTCAAGACACTCAAAAGGGTAAAGCCCTTGCTATTGCTTCAAGTTTAGTTAATACTTACGCAGCAATAGCAGGTCAACTTAAAGCATTTGCAGGAGTACCTGTGCCTGGATATGCTATTGCCCAGGCTATTGCAACAGGGCTTGTAGGTTTAGCAAATGTTAAAAAAATTGCAAGTGTAAAAGTGCCTGAATCATATGGTGGTAGCTCATCACAAACAGGGTCAATATCAGCAGCATCAGCAGCACCATCATTCAATATTGTCGGATCAGACCCACAAACACAACTTGCAGAAGCGATAGGTCAACAGGCACAAAAACCTGTAAAAGCATTTGTAGTTGCAGGAGATGTATCAACTGCTCAAAGTTTAGACAGAAACATAATACAAGAAAGTTCTTTAGGATAGACAAAAACAAGTAATTATAACGATATATAATTATGAAGATAGTTGAATTGATCCTAGATGACAACGAAGATTTGACAGGTATCGAAGCAATAAGCATAGTTGAAAATCCTGCAATAGAAGAAGATTTTATTGCACTTAAAGGAGAGATACTCACACTCAAAGAAGTAGATAAAGAAAAGAAAATATTATTAGGTGCTTTACTTGTACCTAACAAGCCTATATACAGAAAAAATGGAGATGAAGAATACTATATTTATTTTTCAAGAGAAACTGTAAGAAAAGCATCACAAATATATTTACAGAAAGGCAATCAGAATAATTCTACTTTAGAACACCAACATACAATTAAAGGTCTTTCTTTAGTAGAGAGTTGGATTGTAGAGGATACAAAAAAAGACAAGACTGCATTATATGGTCTTGAATATCCTGTAGGTACTTGGGTAGGTGCAGTAAAAGTAAACAATGATCAAATATGGGAGGAGTTTGTAAAGACTGGTAAAGTAAAAGGATTTTCAATAGAAGGTTACTTTGCTGACAAAGCAGAAAGACCAAAGGATCAAACAATAAAAGACCTAGCAAAGATTGAGGAAGAAGAAGCAGAAGAATTACTATCACAAGTAAAAGGGATTATTAGAAACGACAAAAGATACAAAGCAGGTAAAAGATTAATATTTGAAAGTTTTAGTGATTACCCAGATGCAGTAAAAAACAATGCAAAAAGAGGAATTGACCTAAACAAAAAAGTAAACAATAAGTGTGCAACTGATGTTGGCAAAATTAGAGCACAACAATTAGCACAAGGAAAAGCAATAAGCGAACAAACAGTAAGTCGTATGTATTCTTTTTTGTCAAGAGCTGAGGAATATTACAAACCAGAGGACAAAGAAGCTTGTGGCACAATCTCTTATTTACTTTGGGGTGGTCTTGCAGGTAAAAGATATGCAGAAAAAAAATTAAAAGAATTAGGTAAGTTAGAATTATATAGTGAAAAGGTCAATGATGACTTTGCTATTATTATGGATAGACTTGCTTACTCATCCAAAGAGAAGGCAGAAAAGATTGCTAAAGACATTGGATGTGATGGCATACACGAACACGAGTTTGAAGATGTGACTTGGTATATGCCTTGTGAACAACACGCACTTACAGAAGAAGAATTTAAAAAATACAAATGCCCAGAGGGATATAGAAAAGATTATCAAAAGCACAAGTGCGTAAAGATGGCAGAGATAGGTCCTAGAGGTGGCATAAAGAAAAGTCCAAAAGCACCTAAGTCAGGTACACCGAATCCAAAACCAAAAGGTAAGGGTACGGCAAAAGGAGATGCTTCTACAAGTAGAGGTGCAAAAGTAAGCAAGAAAGATGAAGCGACACTACAGAAAAAGTCTGATGATTTCAATAAAAGATACAAAGACAAACTAGGTTATGGTGTAACAATAGGACAATTAAAGGCAGTATTCCAAAGAGGGTTGGGTGCATTCAATGTATCTCATAGTCCTCGAATACAATCGCCAACTGCTTGGGCACAAGCTAGAGTAAATGCGTACTTATATTTAGTAAGAAACGGCAGACCACAAAACCCTAAATACACAGGGGACTTTGATTTGTTACCAAAAGGACATCCAAAAAGTAAGAAAAAATGAAACTACCAAGTTATACAAGTCCGAAAGGTGGTAGGAGAGCTTGTCTTTGCAAAGATGGACTTACTTACAAAATAGAGTGTTGCACAGGAGAACTTCACGCACAGGGCATTGGTGCGTTGAAAGGTGGTAGTAATTCCAGTATAAATGGTGTATCACGTACAGGATAAAAAGCAAATATTAATTTAGTAAACGATATATTATTATGGAATTAAAAAGAGTTTTAGAAACGTTAAGCAAGAGACAAAAAAATCAAAAAACTGAATTGAGTGAAGCAAGTGATTTAAGAAAAGAAAGTATAAGAAGTGGAGTTTATGATGGCTTTGATGAATTAGCAGATTTAAACAATTTTGCTAATAAAATAGAAACGAAAATACGAAAAAAGCAACAAAAAGTAGATAGTCTTGTTAATGAAGCAAATAGATTAAAAAGAATTGCAAAAAATGAAAATAATAAAAAAGATTTAAATGATATAGAGTTTGTTGAGAAGCAAATAAAACTTATTAGAAGAAATTTTCGAAAGGTGTTGCAGATTGTGCAAGGTGCGCAACAGAAAAGTGTATAAAAATACAAAATAAATAATCAAAAGCGATATATAGTTATGAAAGCGACAGAAGTATTAAAACAAGTGAAAAACATTCTTGGAGTTGAGTTATCTGATATTCAATTAGCAGAGCTCAAGTTAGAGAATGGAACTGTTTTGGAAGCAGAAGTTTTCGAATCAGGCAAAGAAGTTTTTATTAAAACGGAAGATGAAAAAGTTGCTCTACCAGTTGGAGAGTACGAGCTTGAAGATGCAAGGGTGCTAGTTATTGAAGAAGAAGGTATGATTAAAGAAATCAAAGCCCAAGAAGAAGATGAAAAAGAAGATGAAAAAGAAGAAATGAGATATGTAACAAGGGAAGAATTTCGTAAAGAGATGGATGAATTAAAAGATATGGTTGAAAAAATGATGAAGCCAGAAGATAAAGAAGAAATGTCATCTCACATCCAAGAGAAAGTATCTTTAGCAGTAACAGAGGTTTTAAATAGTGAAGCAGAAGCAAAGGAAGCTCTTAAAGAGGAGTTATCTAAACCTGCTGCAGAGCCATTAAAACATAGTCCTGAGCAAGAAAAATCTAGTAAAGGATTCAAGTTTGCACAAAATAGAAAAATGTCCACATTGGATAGGGTAATGCAACAAATAATAAATAAATAAATATAAATAATTATGGCAGTTTTAGAACACGTAAGCGATGATGTAATGAGAATTTTTGATGACTATGAATTAATTTCAGCAGCATCCTCATTAAATTTATCAGATTCTGGAAAAGTATTCAAAATTTCTGGAACAGGATATACAGTAACACTCCCTGCACCTAGTGCTGGGTGGAAAGCAAAATTTATTGTATCAGGTGCTTTTTCAACTGATTGCGTAGTACAATCTCCTGCAAGTAATAGAGACACTATTAATGGGGGAATTATTGTAAATGGTGCAATCGTAGAAGCAGATGCAGTAGATAGAGTAACATTTGAAGATGGTGCAGAGAGCATTGGAGATTTCATTGAGATACACTCTGATGGTACAAGCTATTTCGTATTTGGGAATGGTAATGCTTCATCATCAATATCAGTTGGAGAATTATAATAAATAAATAAAAAAAAGAGATATGGCTACTACAACAAGTATAACAACTTCATACGCAGGAGAGTTCGCAGGCGAATATATCGCAGCAGCTTTATTGAGTGGAGTTACATTATCAGAAGGTGGGGTTTCAGTTAAACCCAACATTAAATTTAAAGAAGTTATCAAAAAACTTGCTTTGGATAGCATTTTAAAAGATGCTTCTTGCGACTTTGATCCAACTTCAAACGTAACATTAACAGAAAGAATCTTACAACCAGAGGAGTTTCAAGTAAACTTACAACTTTGTAAAAAAGATTTCAGACAAGACTGGGAAGCAAACAGTATGGGATTTTCTCAATACGATAATCTACCTAGACAATTTTCTGATTTCTTAATTGCTCAAGTTGGTGCAAAGGTTGCTGAGAAAGTAGAGCAAAACATCTGGCAAGGTGCTACTGCAAACGCAGGGGAGTTTGATGGCTTCCAAGCATTGTTAGCAGCAGATAGCGATGTTGTTGATGTATCAGGAACAACTTTGAGTAAATCAAACATCATTACAGAATTAGATAAAGTAGTTGATGCTATTCCAAGTGGGGTTTACAACAAAGAGGATTTAAAAATCTATATTCCTACAAGTGCAGCTAAGTTCTACAT